AGAAAACGAGTAGGGCGATATTGGTAAAAACTGGACATTTAAGGAACTCTATAAGGGTTTTAGGGATGCCGGGAGATAGGGTAATATTAGGAACAAGGGGAATAAAGTACGCCAAAAGACACAATGAAGGGTTAGTTAAAATGCCAAAGCGTCAATTTATCGGAAATAGCAGATTATTGGAAGGCCGTATTCATAAACTAATAGACAGGCAAATAAGAAAAGCATGGGGGTAAAATTAACGATATACAACGATATTAAAGCCCGTATTGAGGCCACTGTAACCGAGATTAACACCGTAAAGAAGTTTAATAATCAGTTTACAAATGAAGATAGGGAAAACCCTGTACAATATCCAGTAGCCTACATTGGATTTAGTTCTATGGAGTGGATAAAACCAGCCACAAGGACTTCAATGTTAAATACGCTGCAACAACAGCAAGGCGGGCGAATGGTTGTAACAATCTATTTGGGATTTAGCCATTTAGAAGATGAGGAAGATTCATTTCCTATTTACGAGCCTATTATTCAAAAGGTATGGCAATATTTACAAGGGTGGAGTGGTACTAATATAGAGTATGGGGCTTTGGTAAGGATAGCCGAAAGGGAGGATAATAACCATGATGGGGTAATTGTTTGGGAAATAGATTTTGAAGTGGGGGTAAATGATTGTGCAAATACCGATACCACATTGGTTGCAGTTGATCCAGTAACTTTAGACTTGTCAGGCCAATTAATCATTACACCAAGTACACAAACTAATTTAAGGACAGCGGATGATTTTGACGCTGAACACGCATAACTTTTCTCGTTCATGTTTGTTTGTTTAAAAAGAAAGGGGGCTATAAACCCCCTTCTTTAATTTAGAAATTCAAGGTAAGAACGATTATTTTCTTTTTAACACGTTAACAGGTTCATACTGGTTTTTAATTAATACCTTATCAATAGAAATAGCGGCCTCCTTTTCAGTCGCAAAAAAACAATTATATTTAATCTTTGTATTGTTTATTCTACCCTCCCATTTCTTATCACCTCTTATTTTAGGACAATAGTAAACATAAAAGTAACCACTAGGGCTTGTTTTTATCTTGCTCATGAATCCCGATTTATTTCTATAATTAAATGTGTTCACGGGATGGTGGAGTATTGCCGGGGTGAGGTATATTATTTTTATCCAAGTCTAGGTAATAATCTGCATAAACAGTGCTATTACTTAAAAAGTATTTTTCAGCTATAATAGGGACGGCTCTATCGAGTCTATACCCTTTTGTTTCAAGTTTATTGATCTCGCTTTGAATTTTAGCGGCTCTTCGTAAAAGCCTAGGATTTGTTTGTTCTTTGCTCATGTTAGATAAGTTTGTCAAATGTAATAAAATATTATTATACTACCAAATAGTAAAGTGTTAAATTTTTTATAATTTACATAGGTTGTATTTTTGACATAATGGAGTTAAAGTACATACAAAACCTATCTAAAGACAGTGCGGATATTTACTTATACGATGAGATCGGATATGGTGTAAATGCACAAGGGTTTGTAAATGAACTCAATTACTTGTCTAATTCTTTAGAGATACCAGTTATAAATGTTAGAATAAACTCCCCCGGTGGTTCAGTAATTGATGGCATGGGTATTTTTGCTGCTATTCAAAACAGTAAAGCGGAGGTTAACACTTATATTGATGGGATAGCGGCCTCTGCTGCTGGTTTTATTGCTATGGCTGGTAAAAAACGCTATATGGCTGCTCATGCTTTATTAATGATGCACAATGTAAGCGGTGGATATTCAGACGATCCCGAAGAGCAAGTTAGAATCAACAACGCTATTAACGCAATGGAAACTTCTATTGCAACTATCCTAAGTAATAATAGTGGATTGAGTTTAGAGGATGTAAAGTTAAAAATGAATCAGGAAACTTGGATTAATGCTAATGATGCATTAGAATTAAAGTTTGTTGATAGTGTTTTTAATAACACCCCTAAAAAGAGAATGGCAAAGAACGAGTTATACGACTTAGTAAACAGTATTGTAAAACCAAATATAAATAAAATGAATAAAGTATTGAATTACTTTAATCTTGACGAAACTGCAACCGAGGAAGCGGTTATTGAAAAGATTGATGCTATTAAAACAGAATCTCAAAATGAGGTGGATGTTTTGAAAGCAGAAAAAGAGGCTTTAGAAAATGAACTAAATGTATTAAAAGCTGAAAAAACTGCAAAAGAAGAGGCCGAAAAAGAGGTTTTAGCAGTTGCAGAAGTTGAAAATGCTATTAATGCTGGTAAGTTCGATGCTGCTAAAAAAGAAGAGTTAGTAAACACCGCTAAGAATGATTTAGAAGGGTTTAAGAACTTGGTATTGTCTATTAAGACAGCGGTAGCCCCTGACATTACTAACCTAATGAACAAAGGCAAATCCGGCAAACAAGATGATAACCGTGAAACATGGAATATCTTGGATTGGCAGAAAAAAGACCCTAATGGATTAAAAAACATTATGGATAACGAGCCTGAAACTTACAAAAGGCTTTACAATGAGCATTACAGACCCGATTTAAAAAACAACTAAATAAATGAAAAATGGCAATTAATTTCCCCTTTGGCGACATAGCTACGGCTTCAATTAGTGCAGATGCAAGTAATGATGCAATTACAATCTCTACTAACGCTACCCTTATTACTACTGCATCACTTACAAGCAGTGCAACCCTTGACCTTACTATTGATGATGAGGTAGAGGCTGGTGCTTTTTTGCATATTAAATGTACAACCAACGGTTCTGAAACATTTGCCTTTGGTACTGGTATTGACGCTCCAACTGTTACTGGTTCTGCTGGTAAAACATGGTGTCAAGGTTTCATTTATAACGGAACTGCATTCTATCCTATGGGCGCAAAAATTCAAATTGATTAATTAACTAAATAAGAAAAATACAATGGCATTACAACAAGAAATTTGGATTAGTGATATTAAAGATCAACTATTCAAGCCAAATCCATTTATGAGCAGAGCAACAGATCATTCTGCTTATGTAAATTATAAAACAGTACACGTACCACAAGCCGGGTCTGCTCAAACTGTAAAAGCAAACAGAGCCGTATTACCTGCAACTGTTAATCAAAGAACTGACACCGAATTGACTTACTCTTTAAGTGAGTACACTTCAAATCCAATTCTTTTAACTAACATTGAAGAGTTGCAAATCAACTATGACAAAAGAAATTCTATTTTGAATCAAACTAACCTTAAATTAAGTGAAGTTGTTTCAAATCAGACTCTTTATGCATGGGCGCCTTCAGGTGCTAGCCGTCAAGTAAGAACTACTGGTTCTGCTGCTGCTGCTTATTTACCTCACTCTACCGCTACTGGTACTCGTAAGGCAATTACTTTAGCTGACTTAGCTTCAGCCCGTGCAATCCTTGACAATGATAACGTTCCTATGGATGGCCGTGTATTGTTAATGACTGCTGACATGTACAATAACCAATTCTTAGCTATTTCTAACGTACAACAATATTTGTCTTATGGACAAGCTGTTTTACCTACTGGAGTAGTTAACAAAATATTTGGTTTTGATATTATGATCCGTCCTACTGTTTTATTGTATGATAATACAGGAACTCCAGTTATTAAGACTGTTGATGATGAAGGTGAGCCTACATTTGCAACTTCTGATAACTCTGCTGCTTTAGCATACCATCCTTCATTTGTTGCTCATGCTTTAGGAGATATTAAAGTATTTGCTGACGAAGATAAGCCTGAATATTACGGTTCTATTTTCTCATCTTTAGTAATGCACGGTGCATCTAAATTGAGAACTGACCAAAAAGGTGTAGTAGCAATTATTCAAGGTCAATAATCCTTATGATCCAAGAGGAAGCATATAAGATAGCGCAGCCACTCCTAAAAGATGGGGTGGTTTGCGTTCTATCCGATGGCTCTGCCTTTTTGTCATTAGGTGAGTCGGATATGGCAAGTATTACAGCATTTGCAGAAAGTAAAAAACTAAAGATGTTTGTATTTAACAAGCCAAAAGTAGAACTACCAAAAGAGGAAGTAAAGCCGGAAGCGGTTGAAGTTCCTAAAGAGAAAAAATCTAAAAAGAAAGCATAAAATGAGATATACAGAGGATGAACTAAAAGCAATGGCACTACCTTATTTTAGGGTAACGAGTGTTATTTATGGGTGTACCGATGGGCATTTTTTCTATGCTGAATACGAAGCGAAAACTCACTCTGAAAAAAACAGAGTAGAGTATTTTAAGATTCAAAAACCTACAATTAAAAAAGCTGAAAAATAATGGCTAATTTAACAATAAACAGACAGCAAGGCGGATTAGGCAGACCTTTACCGGGTTTTGACCATGTATCGGGGCTTGTTTTCTTTCATGGGACTTACCCTAGTGGGTTTGATTCCTCTAATAAGATTAGAAAAATATTAAGCGTTGCGGATGCTGTATCTTATGGTATCACTAACGATCATTCAGATGAAACCGCTGCAAGTGGTGGAAACTTTGAATTTACCAATGCAGGTGATTTAGGGCAAATAATTGAGTTGCAAATTAATGAGGGTGAAGGTGCTTTTACTATTGGAACGGCTACCGTTGAAACAGGTGAAACTACTTCTACATTAGCTACTAAATTAAGAGCAAGTGTAAATGATACCAGTGTTTACTCACATGGTTATTCTGCTGCTGGTGCTGGTGCAAACGTATTATTGACCCCTCCTGATGGTTTAGGGGACTCTATTAATGGAGGTTCAAAACTAACATTAAAGGAAACCCCAGCTGGTGCTGCTGCTGCAACTATTACTCAATTTTCAAGTGGAGTAGATGGCTTTCATGATGTGATGTATTACCAAGTATCTGAGTTCTTTAGATTAAACCCTAAAGGAGTTCTTTATGTAGGTATATTTCCTGACAGTGCTTTAACTGCCTCCCGTATTTCTGAAATGCAGGCATTTGCTAATGGGGAGATTCGCCAAGTAGGTGTATTTAACCAAAAGTCAACTTTTGCAAGTTCTGATGTAACAGGTATTCAAACAGTATGTGATACATTAGCCGGATTAAACACTCCACTAAGCGTTATTTTAGCTCCTGACATGACAGGTTTAACTTTGTCTAGTCAACCTAACCTAACTACTTTAGATAGTGAGAATGTAAGCGTATTGATCTCAGGTGATGGTTTAACAACTTCAACAACTGGATTTGGAGCAGCGAGAAAAGTGTTTTATAAAAAAGCATTTACCGTTGCTGCTTTAGGTGCTACTTTAGGCGCTGTAAGTAAGGCTAAGGTTCATGAAAGTATTGCATGGATTGGTGCTTTTAATATTTCTGATGGGGATAGTTTAGATACAGTTGAATTTTTACCTTCAACAGGGTTTAGTTCAGCAAGTGCATCATTGAAAACTCAATTAGATAACTACGGTTATTTGTTTTTACAAAAGGAAACAGATTTAACAGGTACTTATTTTAATAATGACAAAACCGCTACCGCTGCAACAAGCGACTATGCTAGAATAAGAAACCAGCGTACGATCGACAAGGCCGTAAGAGGTGTAAGAGCCAAATTACTACCTTTAGTTAGTTCACCTTTGTATGTAAATGCAGACGGTACTTTAACTGAAGATACTATTGCAGTATTTGAAAACGAAGCCAATAAAATTGTTGGGGGCGTGTTTAATTCATCTAATGCAACTGGAGAAATGGTAATTGCAGGTGAAATTTCAGCGGGACAAACTTTAATTGATCCGGCACAAGACGTGTTAGGAACAGGTGAGGTAGTAGTTACTATTGAGATTATACCAGTAGGAGCAGCCGAGGCAATCACAGCAAATATTGGATTTGTAGCATCATTTAACTAAAAAGAATTATGAGCGTACCATTAATAAACGGAAAAGCATACGACTATACCCAAATTTCAGTAAGTATTTTGGGCAGTCCATTGGCTGGTGTTAGTTCAATCAACTACACCGAAACACAAGATAAAACCAACAACTACGGTACTGGCAATAGGCCAGTATCTAGGGGTCAGGGTGCTATTAACTGCGAAGCGTCTTTAGAGATTTCGATGAATGATATTGAAAGACTAAGAGATGCAAGTACTGATAGATCACTTTTGAGCCTACCAGCATTTGATATATTGGTAGTATTTGCACCTTTGGGAGGCACTGTAAGAAAGCACGTAATTAAAAATTGTGAGTTTTCTAGCGATGGTGTTGAAACCTCACAGGGCGATACTGACATTAAAAGAACTTTTAACTTAACACCAAGCCATATTCAATTCGTATCGTAAAAACTAAAAAACATGAGCAAAATTACTATCACAGTTAAAGACAAAGAAGGCATTGAGTTTAATATGGTTTTAAGAGAGCCGGGATTCAGTGAATTATCATTAGCTTATAATGCTTATTTAAGTGGATTTGCAGCAGGTAAAACAGGGATGCCTGATATACCTAAAGCAGGTAAGATATTGATTGATTTATGCGCTATTGAAGGGGAAACGGATAAAGCGTTTTATGATTCAAGGAGCGAGTTATTGATGTTCAGTGCAGCTATTAAGGCGGCTGAAATAGTAGAAGTATTTGATGCTGAGTTAAAAAAAAATTAGAAGACATTCCGGCAATAGATGCGAAGGGGTACGGATTTGAGCAAGTTCAAACCTTATCCCTTTTCTTTTTAGGTAGTGAGGCCAAGAATGTAGAGGAATATGTAAAGAACAAAAGGAGGGTTGACTATCTGATTGAGTCCGGAGCAACAAACCTACAATTTGATAAAAAATAATGGCAGGAGTTGGCAATTACGATGTACAATATACATTAATCCTACGGGATCAAATGACAAAGACCTTAGCAAAGGCTCAAGCTGCTACTAAGGGATTCAATAGTTATATAGAGGCTGGTGGAAATAGTATGATGGCGATGTTTTCTAAAGGGAATATTGCTATGGCTGGTTTTGGATTGGTGGCGGCTGGTGTAGGTAAAGCTATTAAGGAGGCAATGGATTTTGAACAGACTCAAGTCCAAATGGAGGTAATGTTAGGCAGTGCGCAAAAGGCAAACAAGATGTTAAAAGACATTGAAACCTTTGCAGCGGTTACTCCTTTTGAAAGTTCTGATTTAATTAATAGTACAAAATTATTGTTAAATTATGGCGTTGCTCAAGATAAGGTAATGCCAGTAATGAAGCAGTTGGGGGATATTACGGCTGGTGATAGCGAGAAATTAAAATCAATGAGTATTGCATTTGGCCAAATGAGTTCAACAGGCCGCTTAATGGGTCAGGACTTAAACCAAATGATTAACGCCGGTTTTAACCCGTTAGAATACATTGCTAAAAGAACAGGAAAAACAGTAGCCGAGTTAAAAGACGAAATGGCAGGTGGTAGGATTTCTGTTCAAATGGTAGAGCAGGCTTTTGCAGATGCAACTTCTGAGGGTGGTAGGTTTAATGGTATGATGGATAAGCAGTCTAAGACTATGGGAGGCCAGTGGTCAACTGCTATGGATGCTTTTAATGTAAAGCTAAGAGAGGCTGGCGGTATAATTTTACCAAACCTAACCAATATGCTTACCACCTTAAACGATGCAATGAGTGGCAAGGTGACTGGCGAGGGATATTTAAAATGGATGAAAAGCATTACCCAAACGGTTACACCTATTGGATTTGCATGGGGATTTGTTGAAAAGAGAATGAAAAAAGCGGATGAGGCGGATATTGCTTTAAGAAATGGCATAACTCTTTTAGGGGATAAAATGGCAATGGTTCGTAATTCTAGTATGGCTCAATTTGAAGCTGGATTAGATACTCAAACAGGATTAATGTCAATGGCTGCAAATGCAACCGAAAACGAATTAACAGCCGCCTTAGATAGGGCGCAAAAAATGTATGGTATTACTTCAGCCCAAATAGATACATTTATGGGTAAGGTTAACCAGTTCAAGGCAATGACTGGGGATAAAAAGAACTTAGGTATAGCAGATAGAACAACAACTGATTTAGAGGCTTCTATAAAAGAATATAAAGATTTACAAGAGGGGCTTACTGGAAACAGTAATGACATGAAAAAAAGGCGTGATTACCAAAAGGAAATAGCTAAATTAGAAAAGGAAATAGGAAGGCGTGAGGGTTCAACAAAAGGAGCAGGGGCAAAGTCTTTAGGAAGCGAAGGAACAACAGTTTCTAGCCGTGCGCCTCAATACTACACTATCACAATAGATCAATTAGTAGGAACTATAAACACTAAAAAAGAGGTGTTTAATGAAAGTGATTTTGAAACAAAAAGAAAGGTAACTGAAGTTTTAGTAGGTGCTTTAAACGATACTCAACTAATAGCAGCAAATAAATAATGGCACTATTCGTATTAACATCCGGCATATTACAGGCTAATAACAGGCCGTTTCAAAAGCCAGCCCAAACCTTTGAGCAAGATAATGGCAAAAGTTATTTAGGCACTCCAGTATATTCTTATATTGAATTTCCTGAAGGTTCTTATGAAACATTAAGCGGTGAAAGAATAGATTTTGACGGTGTAAGGATTAACGAAGTTCTTATGGAAGTGTCAATGACTAAGAATATAGTTACAACGGCTATACAAGGCCGCAACGGTACTATAAAAGAGTATGTAAGTGATGGTGACTATAATATAAGCATAACAGGTAAGTTAGTAAATGAACAAAACGCATTTCCTGAGTTGGCATTGAACGCATTAAAAGAGATTTGCAAAGTACCCGATACTTTAGTTGTTAATTCACCTTTTTTGCAGTATTTTGACATAACCGCTTGTGTTATTTTAGATTATAGATTTATTGAGGTTGAAGGGTTTAGGAATGTAGTGGATTTTTCGATTAACATTTTATCCGATACACCCCCAATAAAATTGATAGGCGAGTTTACAACAAGCATAGGAGAATTGAACGTAAATCAATAATGTTAAGGTTATTTACACATATTAAAATAGGTGGTTACGAATTTGATTATAACGTAAGTGTTAACGTATCGAGTTCATACGATCAATTTACTGATACTGCTAGGATAGTAATTCCTAGTAAGTTTAGGGATGTAAATAAAACCATGATTAATAATAACGGGGTATTTAAGAGGGGGGACGCTGTGGAAATAAAGTTAGGATATTACCCTAATTTAACCACTGTATTTACCGGGTATGTAAATAAAGTTATCCCTAATAGCCCTATGGTTATTGAATGTGAAGATGAAAGCTGGAAACTAAAGCAAATAAACATACCTAACTTTTACCAAAAGGATTGCACTTTAAGGCAGTTAATTACCCACTTGATAGGCAGTAGCGGTATTGAGTTCGATTGTATAGACACAAATATAGGCACTTTTAGAATAAGCAATAAAGACTATGTTAACGTGGTAGATTGTTTAAATGAGTTAAAAAGTAATTTCGGGCTTTATTCATGGTTTAGGAATGGAGTTTTGTATGTGGGCTATCCAAACACTCAACAATTTTTTACACCAAGTGAAAAAACATTTGGATTTGAAACAAATATCATAAGTGATAATTTAGAGTACCAAATAACAACCCAGGCGGATGTAGTTTTACAGGGTATTAGCAATAAGTTGGACAATACCAAGATCACAAGGTATGCTTATTATGATGCTGAAGGTAATATCATTTTAAGCGATGATGCCGGGCAAGGTGAGCAAAGAACATTTAACTATGTAGAATTAAGTTCGGCCGACTTAGATGCTAAGTTAACTGAGATGCTACCAAACATGATTTACGATGGTTATAAAGGTACGTTTACCACGTTCTTAGAAGATAAGGTTACTCCACTGGATAAGGTTAATTTAAAGAACCTAAAGTTTCCTGAAAGGGAGGGCAAATATATGGTTAAAAAAGTTGAAACAACTTCAGGATTAGACGGTGGAAGGCAGATAATAGAAATAGACACTAAACTATCATGAACATAAGGGATATTTTAGACGAGGCTATTAAACAGGCAATGAATAAACAGGAAATTTATTCTATTGTTTGTAATGTAGATTCAGTAGATACAGGGGATAGAACTTGTGTTTGTACGCCTATTAATGGAGGGGCTGAATTGCAGGATGTAAGAATCCAAGCCAGTTTAGGAGGTACGACAGGATTATTTATAGAACCTGAAGTTGATAGTAAGGTTATTGTTAGTTTTTTGAGTAGGGAGATAGCCTATGTGTCTTTGTTTTCAGAGATAAAAAACGTATATTTGGACTTTAGTGATAAGGTTATTTTTAACGGTGGTCTTAATGGGGCAATGGTTAAAATAGGCGATTTGGTTGGAAGATTAAATGATATTGAAGATAAAGTAAATGATATTATATCTGTTTATAATGGACATACCCACGTTGAAACAGGGGCTAGTACAAACGCAACCCTTTCAACGGTGTTAGGGTATTTAACATTAACAGTTGAAGCAGATATAGATAACCCAGAAATAGAGCAATAAATGGCTACATTATATAGTTACAATATTACCGATGCAATAACAAACACCACTTTTGAGGGTGTTGAGTTTACCGTTACATTTAACACTTTGCCTTTGGATTTAACCGGGGCAGATATAAAAATGAATGTAGTTAATAAGAAATTTATAAATAGTCAAAATTACCAATACTCAGTTGGTAGTGGTATTACTATTACGGATGCTGTTAATGGAGTATTTACATTTGATGAACAAATAATAACAATTCCAAGTGGATTGTGGAAGTATGATATAACCTTTCATTTAGCGGATGGATCGGTACATACATTAATTAAAGGTGATTGGACAATTTTAGAAAACTTATAAGATGGCAACATATAATAAATTTAACGCCTTTGTAGAGGCATTAGCAGAAAAAGTACACAATCTAGGTAGTGATACCTTAAAGGTGGCTTTAACAAATACATTGCCAGTGGCGGCAAATTCTGTATTGACAGATATAACAGAAATTTCATATACCAATTGTTCTTCTAGGAATATTACAACTACATCAAGTAGTCAAACTGGAGGAACTTATAAGTTGGTATTGGCTGACTTGGTTTTAACGGCAAGCGGTGGAACAGTTGGCCCATTTCAATACGTTGTGGTTTATAACGATACTTCAGCGAGCGATAACCTTATTGGTTGGTTTGATTATGGATCAGCTATAACTTTAGGTGATACTGAAACATTAACTATTGACTTTGACGGTACAAATGGATTACTTCAAATAGTTTAATATGGCAATAACTTCATTAGATGGATACATTGCTGGAGCAAAGCAAACCATCCAACAGACAAGAACGGCAACAAGGACAAGTGTTGCGCTAATACCTTTTAGTGTATTTGATTTAGCAGGATTGCCGGGGGCTGGAACATTAGCCGGTACTTCAACAGCAAACGGGGTATCTCCAACGGATGCAACGGCTGGGTGTCCGGGTATTGATTTCTCAACTGGTACTGGATATTTAGGAAAGGTAGAATATACATCGAGTGTAGCGTGTAGGCTTTATTTGTACGATATGTTATTTAAGGCAGGGGCTTATGCTTTTACAGGTGGAACTACAAACCTTTCAAGCCAGCCGGTTATAAGTTCAAGGTGTCCTGATTATCCGGGTAGTGGAACTGTTTTCGGAAATGGTAATCAAATTTGGATAGAGGTTTCAACAGCATTTTTAACTGGTACTAGCTGGCAAGTACAAGTTACTTATACAAATTCAGCCGGGACGGGTAGTCGTACCTCTATCATATCGGCATCACAAGCGGCAGCGGCTTTAACGTTAGGTAAAATGTTTCAGTTAGCATTACAGGCTGGCGATAGTGGAGTTCAAAAAATAGACTCAGTAATTGTAACAAACGGTGGAACCGCAATGACAGCAGGTGCATTTAACGTTCTTATATTAAGGCCGCTTTGGAGTAACAGGGTAACAGTTTCAAATGGTGGAGGTATTGACACAATGTTACAAACAGG